GCTTCCATTGCAAAAAGAATAGCAGAAGGAAGAACTGAGCCCATTAAGAATATAAGACCTCCAGGTCCTTTAAGGCTATTTTTAAGAACATCGAAGACGCTTATCATATCTTCGTTTCCTTTGCCAGCAGCCCTCGCTGCAATATTATATTTTTCAACAGACTTCTTTAAGAAATCAAAAGAACCTACAGTTTGCGAGATGTTATTGGCAATACCTCTAAATCCGTAAGGAGCATCCTGAACAATATATCCAGCTTGAGACATGAAGTAATTTGCATACTTGTCTACATCTTGATTGTCAAATTGAGTTCCACCTCCTGATGAAAAGTTTCCTCCAAATTGACCAGCTCCAGATTGCGCGGCTTTCGCAGCTTCAGCAGTTTCGGTTCTTTTTCTCGCTGCAGATTCTGTCTCTTCGAGTCTTTTACGAAGAGTAAGCTCGGACTTTGCCACTCTTATATTCATAGCCTCCATATCTATGCCAGCGGCTTCAAGTCTTTGCATCTCCTCTCTAACGTCTCTTAATCGAGTTTCAAGAACTGCAATGCTATTTATAGTCTCGGTTTTTACATCGAGATCTATCTGCCCCATCATATTAGTAATCTTGCCTTTTTTCTGAGAGTCTGTCAACTGCCTTTCAGGAGGCGGAAGCGTAATAAGTTGTCCGAGATTTGCTTCTTCTTCGGCTTCTTTTTGTTTTTTTGCAGCTTCTGCTTTTTTCTCTATAAGCTTGATGTTTTTAGAAATAGCTTCAGACAACCTCAATTCTAAAGTAGCTACCTTTTCTCCAGAAGCTTCAATCTCTCTGAGTATCGGTCTTAATGATTCAAGTTGAGCATTAGCCTGCTCTGGGCTAGCCCATCCCTCTTTTTGAGCAAGTTTTACAGTTGCCATTCCTTCGCTAAATTCTTTTTTCAATGAAGGTACAGACGGCTTTGCAGGAGCTTCAATTTTTACTGAGTTTTTCTTTTTCTCTTCTTCTGTTTGTCTTTTTAATTCTTCTGTAAGTTCTTTTTCTTTTTTAAGTCTTTTATTAACAAGTTCAACAGAAGCGTTTAAAGCCTTCTGATACTTTATGTTAATATCTAAAGTGCTAATCCCAGACTCTCTAATCTCGTCTATGTCTCGTTTTATCTTCGCATACAATCTTTGTACGACTTGAAGATTTGGCACAGCCTGAACTTGAGTCAGTCCAGTAGCTCTTTTTATACTTGTCTCTACTTCGGATATGGAAGGCGGAAGTTTAAACTTTGATGTCCTATCTTCGACTTTGGCTACTTCAGAAGGTACTGAAACTGTAGGCAAATTAAATCTTGATGCTCTTTCGCTTACGTTCATTTCAGAAGCAGACTTTGGCTTTACTTCTGAATTAGCCTTGTTTAGTCTCTCTTGAGCTGCTATCCTATTTAAGATAGCTTTAGTTAATCTTGTATGATTATTTAAAATATTCCTCTCAATAGTATCTGTAGCTACAAGGTCTTTTCTGAGCTCTTCTAAAGTGCCATTTAGTTCTTCATAAGCTTTGTCAAGTTCTTCTACTGTGTTTATTTCTTTGCGCTTTACTTTTACATCTATCGCAGCAAGCTTTTGAGTTATGGAAGATTTTCTGTCTGATACTGAAAGTTCATTAAAACTAGAACTACCTCTTTTTTCAATAAACTTCCCGACATCAACAATCTTTTGCATCTCCTTTGCTATCTTGTCGATTCTTTCGATATCTCCTATTACGTTTACCTTGAGGTCTATCTGCTTCTTTTCCATATTATTTAATATTTAATTTACTTGCCATTTTTCGATTTGCCTCTTGAGAAGCTTTTCTTTTGTATGCTATAACTTCTTTTGACTTTGGGTTCATCTCTTCTTTAAACGAGTTGTTTGTTCTATCTATGAAGTCCATTCGAAGTTTATTGTTTTCGGAATTTATGCAATATGAAATAGCCGTTATAAGGGCATCAAAATCTTTAAGGCTTACAATACCATTACTTTCTGATTTAGCAAAGGCATAAGACCGAATTTGACTATAAGATAAAGTCTTTAAAGGTAAAGTATGGATATTCAATAAATAAAAAAGCCTATTGATAGCATCATTCACTTCAATAGGCTTGTACAAGAATTTTGGTACGGAATTAACTTCTATTCCTGTTTTATAAGTCGGAAGGTCATTGCCTGAAGCGAGCTTGTATAGGAAGTATAAGCACTCAAAAAAAAAGCTATGATAAAATCAAAGTCTGCAATAGTATTGACACAATCGTCAATAAGGTCTTCTTTGTTTTCATAGTCTATTAAATACTTCTTGTCAGATGGCTCAAGTATAGCATATACTATCTTGTAGGATAAGTCTGTAAGTTTTAAGTCAATACTTGTAAGTTCTGAATATAACTCTTCGCTTTTCTTTGGCATCAAAGATTTAAAATTATCTACTTCCTTCTGAAGCATATCTATCGCAGAAGATTTATCCTCGTCTGTCGCTGAACGAATGGAGTTTATTAATGTGTCAATATCGGCTTTTCTCGAAAGGTGAGATTTCCATTCTTTCGATTCTTCGAAGTCCTTAATTTGTTTTTGGACTTCATTGTATTTTTTGTGAAGGTCTTCTCTTTTTCTAATCTTTTTAATGATAGACATATAGCAGTCTCCATTAATAGAAAAAGAAACGTCTTCATTTAAGAAGACGTTTTTGACGACCAAGACTTGTTTGTCTGATGGTATCATAATTTTTTAAGCTTCGCTGTAAAGAGTATCAGCTGCGTTAAAGTGATAGATTAACTCTGTCTCATTTACTCCAGCATAGTAAGCTTGCATTGCAGCTAACTCTGCAGGATTAAGAAGAACAAGACCACGAAGAGTCAATACTGTGGAGGCTTTTTCTCCTTTTCTTGGGTTCATGTTGTCTTTATCTACTGCAACAAGTTTAGGACAAATTGTGTACAAGTCTCCTTCGTCTTCATCTCCTAAAGATGAAGTAAGGGTCATTACCCATTTTGTTTTAACAAGGCGTTCTTTTGGAACATACCCAGCAGCAGCAACTTTACTTGTAGCAACTCCGATAGTTGTAGTTCCAAGAAATATGTTAGTAACATCTCCCGCAATAAGCAAAGAAGGAGCTGACAAATAGCCAGAGCCAGGATTTGTTATAGTGACACTTGTAACAAGTCCAGATACAACTACAGCAGTTCCAGTAGCCTGAACTCCGCCTACTGGAGGAGCTGTTATTACTAAAGCTATTGCAGGTCCATCGACAGAATCGGTAGCAGGGGATGTTATAGAAGCCGTAAGAACTGCTCCTTCAACATTGTTTTTAGAGAAAGCTACATTGGTATCTACTTCAGCAATAGGATTACCTCCGTCTACAATAGCATCTAACTCGTGGCTAGAGCCGTTTACATTGATAGTAACTTCAAGAGATCGTTCAATGGTTCTGTCGTCAAGACTTCCGATGCCTGAACGAACAAGAGCTTTAATCTCTGCTGAAGTTTTTGTCTTTGTAAATTCAATTCCATCTTCATTAATGATAAAGTTTCCTTCATCGCCAATCTGATTGAATACTACAGAATTTGTTTTATTCAAATCTGCAAATGATTTTACCAATGGATTTGCACCTAAAAAGGCTTCCATTGGAGTGAGAAATACTTCCTTTGGGAAGAAAGTATAATTATCTCTATGCGCTATCTGAGAAGATGCAGCCATTTATTTGGTCTCCCAATTTAATTTGATTCTATTCAAGTACCATCCAAACATGAATGCTTCTTGGTTTTTATCTTTTTCTGCAAAGCGATTTAACTCGTATGCGTGTTCAACAATCATAAAAGTAGATACTACATGATTGACTTGTTCAAGCTTTCTTTTTGACGCTAAAGACTTTAAAGCTTCTATGGTTTTACTTCCGATAGAACCATCTTCTTTAATATCTTTATAGTCTATCTCGTTTCTATTGAAAGCATTTAAAGCCTTCTGAAGAAAAACTGAAGCATCTTTAACTCCTCTGTGAACTGCAATTTCAAACGCTACCTTAGCTATGACTTCAGAAGTAGCAGATATTTCATCTCCTTTAATCTTGTCCCAATAGCCTTTTTTGTAGATTTGCTGCGCTTGCTCAAGAGTCATTTCTGACATTTCGCCCTCGTATCCAAAAGCCTTAGCAGTAGTTTTTGTAACTCCGTATGCAGTCTCTCCTCCTTTATCGAAGGGGTGATTTGCATAACCACCCTCGATAAGGATTAACGCTTCGAATGATCTTTTAAAAGAATACATTTGAAACTCCGGACTATGCCAATACGTCTGCTATACCGTAACCGCACTCCTTGTCGATTACCTTCAAGTCCCAAAAAGCAGATACTTTTACTTCTTCAGACTCAGTTTCTTCGCTATATCCAGTATAAACCTGCATCCAGCGTCTTTTCATTGTGTCATAATAAAAAGTAGTAGCAAATGTTATTTTCTGACGAGATTGAGAAGATTTATCTACATAGTAAACACCGCAATGGTCTCCTTGCCATAAGAAGTCTTTTTCTTCAGAAACGCCTGGAGTAGTGTCAGCTAAGAAATAAGGAACAATGCAAGTTTCAACTTCTAAGTAAGAAGCTAATTTCTCGAGTGTTACCATTCCGTTCTGAGTATACTTGATTACGTCACGAATCTCATTGTCTTGTGTAGAAATCTTATTAAAGACTTCTGTAGACATTACGACAGTATTTGCACGCTTGCCAGTTTTCTTGTAAACCGCATCTTTTGCAGTTAACAAGTCAGCTTTAATAGCTGCTCCTGCGGCATCCCATTTAACAGTTGGAGTATGACCTCCGCCTAATAGAGATTTAAAAGCTCCTAAGTTTGCAGCCCATGCAATATCGTGAACTTCTCTCTCATGTGCAGTTTTAATTGCAGTAACAATGTCGCTTGCAGTTTGCATTTGCTCTTCGATAACTTGAAACTCTTGAGTTCCTTCAAGTAATTCAAAAGGAATCTCTTCAGTAAGTACGTGGTCAACGCATCTGAAGTTATCAATTGAACGACCTTTTCTCTCTTGGCGCTGACCTGCAGAACCTGGAGCTCTTACTAATGTTACGTCTGGAGATTTGTCTGATTTAGAACGGTCAACTCTGTAAAAGTCACCAGAAAGCTGGTCTGACTTTACAAGAGGAGCTAACATTCCTCCAATTCCTGGCTCGCCAAGACTTTTTTGGTAATAAACGTTTGTTAATACCTTGTTCTTTTTTAGATAATTACTCACCTTTTAACTCCTAATTAAAATATGTTTACGTCAAGGCAGTTTACCCAAGCTGGTGCTAATTCACCTGCTCCGCTATTAGCGCCTTGAAGAGTGCCAACAACTCTATTTGCTGTAGTAGCAGCAGAAACTAGCCCACCTGCTCCAACTGCGAACTGCTCGCCAAATGCTCCACCAGACAATATTCTTGCTACTGGAGCAAAGCCTAGTCTTACAACTGCAACATAAACACCAGCGTCTGCTTTGTCAAGAGTAAATCCAAATGGAACTCCAGATGTAACAATAGCTCCAGCAGAATTAACTGCAATACCTTTTTCTAATGCAGTAGCAGCTTTAACCGTTCCGCTTACAATAATCTCTCTGCGCATTACTTAGCTCCTTTATTTTCTAAAATGAATTTTGAGAACTTCTCTTCGTTTAGTGCAATGCGAGTAGCTGCCTCAAAAGACATATTTTTGTCGATCTTCATAATTTTGCTTACTTTTTTATCAAGCTCGCCTGTGTCGTCATCTTCGTCTCTTTCAGACTCTGACGCTCCAGATAACTCTTTACGCAATGTCATGTTTACTCCATGAGCAACACAAATTGTTTTCATATCTTCCATTAAAGAATTTCTATCTTCTTCTGTAGAAGCTACAACGTATTTTTTAGCTTTTGCTTCAAGCTTAGGTAAAGACTCTTTACCTAAAAATCTGCCACTTTCATTCTGAACCTGACGAACCATAGCTTCAACTCTGACATCTTGTACATTCTTAGAGAATGTTAAGATTTGCTCTTCGAGTTCTGTAACTCGCTTAGTCATTGCAGCTGCTGTGTCGCGAAGGTCAGCCTGAGAAGACATAATTTCTTTTACTCGCATAATAGCTTGAGCAGCATTGCTGTCTAAGCTTAACCCAAGTGCTTTAAGAATTTCTTCCATGATTCCTCGAACATTATTGATTTGTTGTTTAATGGAGTGTAAAGTCCATTTTTATTGACTATTTCTAAGTTAGGCTGATTATTTGCGAATAGCAACATAGCCTTAACGTTATTAGGCGCTTCTTTATAAAGGTCTGACATCTGCCTAACTGGTATAGGCTCGGTAGAAACGTCTCCATCTACTACCTCGTCTACGAATCCCATTGTCAAGCATTCTTCCGCAGTGAAGTAAGCATTTGACCGCATTACCTTCAGGCAGAAATCTTTATTGAGTCCAGTTCTCTCCGAATACATCGAAGAGCCTATATCTCCAATTTTTTTGACGTGTTCTTGCTCTAGCTCCATTTCATCCTCTGTACCCCAAGCAAAACCTGAAGGCATATGAATGAAGTGCATAGCAGTTCGCTGCATCTTGACTTTGCCATTAGGGCTATTTTTTGGAATAGCAGTCATTAGAATAGTAGCCATACTTCCTGAAAAAGAATCATTGATAATATCTATCTCGGCATCTTTCTGAACAGCTCTTCTGATAGCAGAGTGCATCTGCCATCCAGCGTAAACAGAACCTCCTCCTGAGTTAATTCTTATCTCTGTCTTTTCTTTAGAAGCAACTGCCTTGTCAAGGCTAAGCACAAACTCGGAAGGATTTACATCCCACCCGATTACGCCAGATATGTTTATAATAGGCATATTAGTACTCCATATATTTTATGGATAGGTCAAGTTGAACCATATCCATTTCTTCGTTATTGAAGAGGGTTTTTCTTTGCTTCTTTTTAAAGTAGCAAATTTGTTTAGGAGGAAGGCTTATCGGATTTGGACTTAACTTCCCCCATATTTTTTTAACTATCGCATTTGCTCTTCTTGGCAAATTTTTAGTATTCTGCTGAGAATAAATCTTAGAAACTGCAACATATATAGAAACTCCTTCTGTGGCTTCCGAAAAGCTTCCAGATGTACTTGAGTCTGAATATACAGTTGAGAAGGAGCGAATTATTATATGAGCTCCGTTTGTCTGTATTCCATTCAAGCATTTTTTATATATATCAGCCGATAAAGTCTCGTGATTTATCTCTATTATAAAAGCTTCTCCAAATACTTTTAAAGCAAGGTCTCTCGCTTGCTTCTCTATTTCAGAAGGATAATCGAACTCTTGTAATTCCTGATATGTCATATATTCATCCTTCGCCCGTATTCGCCAACTTCGTCTTGTATGTAATCAGGAGGCAATAAAGCCCCAGACACAAGAAGATCTGTAGACTGAATCGCATCGACAAGAAGTATAGAGCCAAGCGCTATCTTCTCAAGTTGCAATAAAGTAGCCTTATGCTTATAATACTGTTCTGTATTAACTCCTTTTGAAGAGTACAATTCATAAGCTGCGATTGAATAGCAAATTATTCTCAGAAGGTAAATAGACCTTTTAGATTCTACTGGAACTGGAACTATATAGTTACCAGTATTTAGATAACTGTCAACTAGCGTCTCTGCTGCGAATAGTGCATCTTTTATCTTGTCATTGTTTATTTCTACACTATTTGGAACATCTGAAGTTAGTATTCCAGCCTGACCTTTGGAGATCCATAGGGAAAATCCATCTACTGTAGTATAGTAAAGACCTTCGTTTAATACTTCGATTTCTTCCATTGTAGAAAATTAAGCGTTATAAATTATTAGTTTTGCACAGTCGTATATTAAGCATAAATTAAGATTAAT